CTTCGCGCTCAAGACAGACGACCGCACCGGATTCCCGCTGTGCTGCACCCGGCCGGGCATCGAGGGCTGCCACGTCGCTTACGACCAATACCGCCTTGTTGACGGCGGCCGCGAAGCCCATCGGGACTACGGCCTCGAATGGGGCCGCATCACCCGCCACACGATTCTTGCATCCGGCCAATGGCCACAACGACTTCCCCTCTGGAGTGAAACCGCATGAACCAAGCCATCACCAGCACCATCCACAAGACAGCCGGCGGCAATCCGGACACGGGCGCGGTCGAGGCCGTGCCTACGCTGACTCAGGTCTATGAGGCGATCCGTCAGCTGCACGAAGCGGGCGAGGAGCCTACGCGCGACCGCATCCACAAGATGACGGGCCTAAACCTCACCACAGTGGACGACCGCATCAAGGTGCTGCGTGGCGAGGGAATGATCTCGGCGGTGAAGCAGTGCTATCGCCCGGTGCACCAGCACGGGCCGGCGCGCGCTGTGACGGTCACACACCTTACCGATGGGCGCTCCATTCTTGAAATTGGAGAGCATGTTGTTCACTTGAATAGGACCGAGGGCGGAATGGTTGGGCAAGCCTATGCCGGGATTGCACTTGAACATACAGCACTGGCGCGCGTCACGGAATTGCATGACCAACTGCTGGAGGAGGTGGCAAAGCGGCGATCATTGGAAAGAGAAGTTAAGGGGCTGAAGGCTGTCAAGCGCCAGGATCAGCGACAGGCTGACTTACTCTCAGAGCTGACGCCCTGAGTCGATTTTTTACCAAAGTCGAAAGCAGTCTGTATTGATCAGGATAGTCGTTGAACGCTATTTTTTGGCCGCTAGCTTACACGCCGCATGTGAATGAACTCGTTTCGTCGATTCGTGATCTATGGTTTGAAGCGCAATGTGGGGTATATTACGTTTGCTAACATCAAATTTGGAGTACGCATGCCGGCAATTAGAAATATCTTATCCAGCTTCCGTTACGAGGTGGCAGTTGCAAAACGAACTTGCGACGCGAGTTCAAAACACCAAATCATGCCTGGTGAAAAACATTTCGCATATGAGCAAGTGCCGGGCATCCGTACGAACATATGTTTGGCTTGTGCTCCTGCCATCATTCAGAAAGCGCAAGAGCATCTGGCTAGTATCTCCAGTCAGCTTCCTGGAAAATAACTTAGTGTTCTCAGACAGGCACTGAGTTCTAGTCATTCGCTCGTGCGGGCCGCACTATGCTGGCCCGTTCTTTTTTGCGTGATGTTGCCTTACTTCGCCACCAATGACAGCAATTGGATCAACTCGGGCGCCTGATCACCCTGTCTAGGGTTCGACATCCATGGGGCTGGTTGGAACACTTCCGGCCATGGCCCAACGTCCTGCCGGCAAGTCCGAGCCTCAAAAGAAACCTGCACCCAAGAAGCCTGCTGCTGACAAATCGGCCGCAGGCGTGGCCTTACCTGCCAGCCGCGCGGCGACCAGCGTCCCGGCTGACTGGGAGCGCATCGAGCTGGACTACCGGGCCGGCATCAAGACCCTTCGCCAGATCGCCGACGAGAACGGCATCACTCATGGAGCCATCAACAAGCGCGCAAAGCGTGATGGATGGGAGCGCGACCTGGGTGTAAAGATCCAGGCAAAGGCCGATGCGTTGGTATCCAAGGCGGCGGTATCCAGCGAGGTATCCACGGATACTAAGGTTCGGGAACGGGCCGTCATCGATGCCAATGCTCAGGCCGTAGCCGACGTTCGCCTGGCCCATCGCAGGGATATCCAGCGTGCGCGCCGCGTCACCAACACCCTGTTGGACGAGTTGGAAAAACAGACCGACCCGGATACCTTGGTGCTGCTCGGCGAGTTGGGCGAGATGCTGCGGCAGCCAGACGACAACGGCCAGGACCGCCTCAACGACCTCTATCACAAGGTCATCAGCCTGTCCGAGCGCTCCAAGACCATGAAGACTCTCGCCGAGAGCCTCCAGAAGCTGGTGGACATGGAGCGCACTGCGTTCGGCATGGACAAGCTTTCCGAGAAAGGCGATGAGCCGGGCGCGCTCAAGCAGATGACCGATGCCGAGCGTGCAGTGAGGCTCGCGGCCTTGCTCAATGGCGGCCCGGGCGCGGCCATGCTGCTGGCCACGCTCGCGGCGAAGCGGGGTGAGAAATGACCACGCCCGCGCTGACCACGGCCGATATCCTGGATCTGCTCAAGGGCCTGGACGCGGACACGCGCGCGGAGCTGGACTCCCTGCTGCTGTCTGGCGATGCGCCCATCTGGGTGCCGCAGCCTGGTCCCCAAACAGTGGCCTTCGAGTCCGACGCCGATATCGTCTTCTACGGCGGCGCGGCCGGCGGCGGCAAGACCGACCTGCTGCTGGGCCTGCCACTGACCAAGCAAAAGCACAGCATCATCTTCCGGCGTCAGTCCGTGCAGCTGACCGGCATCGAGGAGCGCATGACTTCGATCCTGGGCACGCGCGATGGCTATAACAGCCAGGACGGCATCTGGCGGCTGCCGCAGGGCAAGGTCCTGGAGCTGGGCAGCGTGAAGGAGCCGGGCGACTGGATCAAGTACCAGGGCCGCGCGCACGACTTCAAAGGCTTCGATGAGATCACCCACTTCACCGAGCTGCAGTTCCGCTCCCTGATCGGCTGGCTGCGCACCGATGACCCGACCATCCGGCAGCGCGTGGTCTGCGCGGGCAACCCGCCTACCGAGCCTGAAGGCGAATGGGTCAAACGCTTCTGGGCACCGTGGCTGGAGCCTTCCCACCCGAACCCGGCCAAGCCAGGCGAGCTGCGCTGGTTCGTGACCAATGAAAAGGGCGAGGACCAGGAGGTTCCTGGCCCTGAGCCCGTGATGGTCGGCCCGGACCTGATGACGCCCAAGAGCCGGACCTTCATACCCTCCAGCGTCAACGACAACCTGTTTCTGCTGTCCACGGGCTACAAGGCCACGCTGCAGTCCCTGCCCGAGCCGCTGCGCAGCAAGATGCTCAACGGCGACTTCAACGCCGGCAGCGCGGACCCAGCCTGGCAGGTGATCCCCACCGAGTGGGTGAAGGCGGCGCAGGCCCGGTGGAAGCCGCGCGAGGCCAAGGGCGGCATGACGGCCCTGGGCCTGGACCCGGCGCGCGGCGGCATCGACAAGACTTCGGCGGCGCGGCGCCACGGCGCCTGGTTCGATGAACTGATCACCGTGCCCGGCGCGGTCACCAAGGACGGCCCGACAACGGCTGGCTTTGTCACGCCCCTGGTGCGCGACGGCGCGTGCATCTGCGTGGACAGCATAGGCATCGGCTCCAGCGCGCTGGATTTCATCGTGGGCCTGAACCTGCTGGTGCTCGCGGTCAACGGCTCGGAAACGTCCAACGCCATGACCAAGGCCGGCAATCTGCGCTTCCGGAACCGGCGCGCGGAAATGTACTGGCTTCTGCGCGAGGCCCTGGACCCGACGAATCCCAATCCCATCGCGCTGCCGCCAGACCCGGAGCTGCTGGCCGACCTGACAGCCGTTCGCTACAAGGTGGTGACCCTGGGCCGGGTCGCGGCGATCCAGATGCTGTCCAAGGACGACATCCGCAAGGCGCTGGGCCGCTCCCCTGACAAGGGCGACGCGGTGGCAATGACCTTTGTCCAGGGCATCCCTGAGCCCGGCAGCAAACGGCACGAATACGAAGAACCCGAAGAGACCGATTGGAGGCTCAATTGATCAACACCAGCACGATGGACGTGGACTCGCCCGAAGCCGAGGGTTCTCTGGATGCCGGGGATGATGATCTGCGCATGGGTGAGGGCGAGGTATCGCTCCACGAATACACGGAATGGCTGCGCGAGATGGACGAGGAACCCCCATGGCGCATCGCGGCGGACAAGGAGATGGACTATGCCGACGGCAAGCAGCTGGACACCGAGTTGCTGAACGCCATGAAGGAGCAGGGCATTCCGCCGGCCATCGAGGATCGCATCGGGCCCACGCTTCGCGCGCTCACGGGCTACGAGCAGACCACGCGCACGGACTGGCGTGTCACGGCCAACGGCCAGACGGGCAGCAAGGATGTGGCAGACGCGCTCAACGTCGAACTGAACGAGGCCGAGCGCGAGTCCCATGCCGACGATGCCTGCAGCGATGCCTTCCGGCCCCAGGCTGCCGTGGGCTTTGGCTGCGTGGGCGTACAGCGCGTGAGCGATCCCACGCAGTACCGCTATAAATGCGCGGTCGTGCGCCGCAGCGAGGTGCGCTGGGACTGGACGGCGGAAGAGTGGGACCTGAGCGACGCGCGGTATTTCAAGCGGGACAAATGGCTGCATCCCGAGCGCATTGCGCGCGCATTTCCGCAGGCGCGCGAACTGATCTTGTCCTGTGGCCGCAATGGCGCCACCTGGTGGCAACAGGGCTATCCGGGCCGGCTGGCCAACCAGGGCGGCAGTTCCACGGGCCTGACCAATGCGGGCCAGGATGCGCGCGGCTGGACGGTGGAGGAGGCGCGGTGGTACGACCGCACCAACAAGCAGCTGTGCCTGACCGAGCTTTGGTATCGGCGCTGGGTCGAGGTG